CTTAATTGATGATAAGATAAAAGCCGAAGATTACAACGGTGCTTTTACGATGCAAGCAGTTGCCACAACATTAAAAAGATGTATAAGAGATGCTTATGACATTCTTGAACCACAAGAGTAGTAGGTTTATTACCTACAACAACTATGTATAAAACCCAATAAAAACTAAATAAGATGAAAGCAAAAGAACTAACACTAAAACAACAACCATGATAAAATTAGAAGATGAAATACTGTTCTTGGCATTTAGGTATGCTTTAGGGAGAAAGACCTCTGTAACATTTACGGTATCGGATGCCATTATAAAGAACTGGGAGGTGTTGAGCATCCATTTTCAGTATTTGATACAAAAAGAGATAGCCGTAGCGATTAAGGAAGGGCGTGCGGGAATGCAGATGGACATTGAACAATGGGAACGGATATTAAAATTAGAATAAATATAAAATGAACATTACAGATATTAAAGTAGGAGATAAAGTGGTTTACATTCCACATCATTTATTGGTAGGCGAAAAATCAAAAAGTATTAAAGAAGAAAATCTTGGAGAGGTTACATCGCTTAATGATACCTACGCTTTTGTTAGATACAAAGACAAAAGTGGTTCACAAGCAACAAAGCCCGAAGATTTATATTCTTTAAAGTACAGACCTGATTTAGATGAACTAATAATTAAATAACATGGAAGTAATTAAATTTAAAGTAATAAATATATGTGCAAACAAGAAAAAGATACTCATGGTTTAACTGATTGTATTATTTGCGGTGAGGAAACTGATGTAATTATTGAGATAAAGCTAATTGACCGTTCTATTTGCGGTAGTTGCTCAAGTGGTATCTTTCTCCATTTAGCTAAGGCGTATGCCACTAACAACACAGTCTTTGATATATCCCGTCAAAAGGTTAGGAAACCCGTAGAGACGCATCCTGAGATAGCAGCAGAGGTGCTTAACTACTTGTACAATGGTTTACTTAAGAAAGGTAGACCCGAATACAAGCCTGATAAACTACCACAGATATATCTAAAGGATATATCGGCAAGAGTTAATGATGGTGCTACCATAGAGGAACTAAAGGCTGTGTGCTATTTCAAATACAAGGAGTGGAAAGGAGACTGGAAGATGGAGAAGTTCATAAAAGCAACTACATTATTCCTTAAGTCTAACTTCGATAAGTATTTAGCAGAGGTAGAACACAAGATACCTAAGCACATTAGGGTCAATACTACAGACCAACGGTCTATAATGAAACAACTCAACTCATACGGAGTGCGAGGTGAGATAAACGAAGAGACCGATAGATTAGCTAAGGAGTTAATGGCTACTGGTTACGACAAGAAAGCATTTCTAAACCTATATTTAAAAGATAAGATATGATGAACGTAAGTGTATTTGCAGATGTAAAGAAAGTAACAAGACCACCTGCGAAGGTTCATGTACTAACAGTACTGGACAGGATTCGCACAGGTGACAATGGGTTAAGGGAACTCATAGAGAAGATACGAACGGCTGATGGTAATCGGGAGTTATTAAAGAAGCAGCTAGGTGCTGTTGTCTTTTCGGGATATTGCGGTAATGGGGTAGAGAAGGTTAACAGGTCTACTGGTAACAAATATCTATCCTACCGTGACGACCCATCTCTTACACAGCATTCGGGTTTATGCGTGATTGACCTAGACCACGTAAAGGAAATGGATAAATGGTTGGCTCACTTTAGAAGTGATAATCATGTATACTCTTGCTTTGTGTCTCCAAGTGGAGACGGTATCAAAGTATTGTATCGCATACCTGCCGACATAGACATGCACCGTGCCTACTACCGAGCAATCCTCGACAATCTACAGAGTTTAGGACTCAAGGTGGACAGCACTAGTGTTAACGAAGCAAGGGTGTGTTTTATAAGCTACGACCCTAATATCTATATCAATCAGAACGCTACCGAGTATGAAGAGTTCATGGTAGAGAATGAGAGTGACGGTGACGATAACGCAATCAAGCGAGGTACTGGACTGACTGATTTCGAAAAGCTGTCCATTGCTGCACGTATGATTGACAATGCTCCCGAAGGACACAAGCATAGAGTTCTTATTAAAGCATCCTTCTTAATGGGTGGTTATATTGCATCTAAGTTCGTAAGGGAAGATGATGCACGTAAGATGCTTAGAGATAGGATTAAAGCTAAGAACCCTTCTGATTTAGAACTGGCATACAATACTATCGAGGATGGTATACAGGAAGGGCAGAACAAACCAATCTATCAGATAGAAGAGATAGAGAAGGAGTTCAAGGTTCAACTATTGCGTGATAAGTACGAGAGCGAGGATAGGGGTTTCACATTCCTAATAGACCGTAACGAGACTGACCGTAAGATGATGGACATTATTGTTAATGGTGTGCAGATGGGTAAGGAAGTTGGTATTCCAGAAATGGACAACCACTTTAGGTTCAAGGAGAATAACTTCTCTGTGTTCTTAGGTCATGATAACGTTGGTAAGTCTACACTAGTATGGTGGTTATCTGCTGTTGCGTCTTGTAGGCATGGTTGGAAGTGGTTGATATACTCACCTGAGAATAAGATAGAGAAGATTAAGATAAACCTAATGGATTACATACTGGGTAAACGCTGTCAGGATGCAAGTGACGCACAGCTACAGATGGCAAGGAAGTTTGTCGATGAACATTTCTACTTCATTCGTAAGGATAAGATGTACAGCGTGTATGATGTATTGGAGTTCGGTAGAGTAATGGTGGATAAAGAGCCTATGATTAAAGGTTTCTTGATTGACCCATACAACTCCTTGATGATGGATTACAAGCAACATGGTCAAGGATTGTCAGGATATGAATATCAGATGAAAGCTATAACAGCTATTAGAATCTTCTCGGAGACTCATTGTAGTGTGTATTGCAATGCTCACTCTGTAACCGAATCACGAAGAGCCAAGATAGATGATAACGGAGATATTCCTAGACCTTACAAATCACACATTGATGGTGGTGCTATGTGGGCAAACAGGTGTGATGATTTCTTTGTTATCCACAGACAGGTCAAGAACCCTGAGACGTGGATGATTACAGAACTACACGTTGATAAGATTAAGGACACCGATGAAGGTGGAGAAGTAACTAGAGGTGAGGATGAATCTGTAAAGCTACAGTTTTGGAACAAGTGTGACTTTGTTGACCCTGATACTAGAGTAAGTCCTTTAGCCACATGGCGTAAGCACTTCTTTGGTGAAGGTGAGCAAAAGACAATGGTTCTTAATGACTTACCTACTATTGACCCTAAAGACGCATTTTAATTAAAATCAAACAATATGAAATTACTAATAATAGGGCATATGCGACATGGCAAGGACACCGTAGCTGAAATGATTAAACAGCATTTCGATATGGACTTTCAATCATCATCGCAAGCAGCAGCAGATATCTTTATCTATGATGAACTTAAGGACAAGTATGGTTATACTACTCCCGAAGAATGTTTTAAGGATAGAGTTAATCACAGGAAGGAATGGCATGATTTGATTTGTGAATACAACAAGCATGATAAGGCTAGACTTGCTAAGAAGATATTAGAGACTCATGACATTTATGTTGGTATGCGCTCTAGTGCTGAGATTGAAGCATGTCTACAGCAGAACGTATTTGACTGGGTTATAGGGGTTTATGACCCACGTAAGTCACATGAGCCTAGCAATTCATTTGATATTGACCTATTCAAAGATGCTGATGTAATCATACCCAACGGTGGTAGTCTTTGGGATTTAAGAACAAGGGTATATAAGTTGATGGTCAACTTACGAAATGTAAATAACTTAGAAGTAATTGAATCATGATGATATTTGGAGGTATAATACTTTATCTTGTGCTAGTGTTAGTAATAAGGGTATGGATGGGTAGAGAAGGAAGGAACGACTGGTGAAAGCACGTAAGTTTGTACAGGAATCATATGACAATAATGACAAGTATGCAAGAGATATATTCAAAGCATTCATTACAGGTAATAACCATTTTGTTACCAAGAATGAAGAAGATATGATGCATGACGTGGTTACCTTGAAAGGTGGTTGTGTTTATTACTTTGAGTTAGAGGTCAAGAGAGGTAGAGAGTTCACAACAAGGGAGTCCTTTCCTTTTGGTACTGTTAGTTTTACTGGCAGAAAGATTAGGTTGCACAACCAACAGCCATTTTGGTATGTAATCATATGTTGGGAATCAGATTATGCATTGATGTGTCATTCTTCTGTTATATACAATGAAGAATATAAAGAGCAGATAAACATAAATACCGTACATAGACAAGGCAAAGATGAATTTTATCGTGTACCAAAGGAGAAAGTTAAATTCTTTAAAATCAAATAAAAATGACAAAAGTAGAAATAGTAAGTAAGACAGAAGGAGTAGGGATATATGATGGTCTCGGTCTCGGGGAGATTGTAGAGACTGTTGCTCGACATGGTAAGATTAAAGGATATGGTAAGTTGATTGATTTCCTTATCAAACAAAAGCACTTCTCGCCTTTAGAGCATATACACTTTACATTCAAGATAGAGACTGCAAGGGATATATCCGCACAAATGATGCGACACAGAAGTTTCCATTGGCAAGAATTGTCACAGCGTTATGATGTGATAAATGAGTTCATGCCTATTGAGTTACGTAAACAAGGAGTGACTAACAGGCAGAGTAGTGAGGAAGTATTTGACCCTAGCATTCTGTATGAGTTTGAAATCAATGGAGGCGAGATAGAATCTATTGAAATGAAAGCAAGCGATATAGTAAGAAACACCAAGAATGTAATCAATAATGCTTACCATCAATTACTTAAGGCAGGTGTTGCAAGGGAGTGTGCTAGACGTTTACTACCAATGTGCGCTAAGACTACGGTGCATATGACTGGTAACCTGAGAGACTTCTTAGGATATCTTAATGTTCGCTGTCAGGAGGACACACAGAAGGAGCATAGGGAAGTCGCTATGGGTATTGGTGAAATATTAGAGCAAGGTATGCCTGAGATATTTGAAGCAATTGATTGGAGAAAAGGTAATTTCTTATAAGCCACAGCGCAGTCCTATATCACAAGAAATCATACAAATTAATTAACTAAAAAACAATAATACAATGGCAAACGTAACATTTGAT